CCACTTAGACCACGCTGTTTGTACCTTCTCTCCTCTATCAAAGAAATACTTGTATATAAACATTGTTGAAGCGTTAGTTGCTGAAGCTGTCCCTGAGTAAGGGGCTAGTTGTGAATCAGCTGTATCTGCACAAAGTACCATTAAAGTATCTTCTGTTGTGTTACTAATCATTTGATAAGCATTATTAGGAATAAGCTTTTGTACTGCTACAGTGATATCAAGACCATCATTAGTTAGTGTGTCATTGTCAGCAAAGTATTCTCTTATAGCTGTGTTAGCATTCCTCTTCTGTGCAAAGTATGCAAACTTACCTGAAGATACAGGTGTTACAGCGTCATCTAAAGCGAATGTAGATACCTCATTTAGTATAGTTGTTAGTGGTGTAATAGTTTCACCAGCATAACCTACTTTGTATTGTGCTGTATCTGAGAATAACAATAGAGTCTCATTAAATGCTATTGAATGTTTTAAAGTATTAACTGTTGTACCTGAAGCTGCAACATCTATAGGGTCAGTGTCTAAAACTTGTGTTACTGTAGATGAAAAGAAGTTAAAGTAATCTGCATTACCTGAGAGTATTAAGTTCTCTCCTGATAATATGCCTAGTCTACTTTTAAAGAACGTTAAGTTCTGTATCTTCTGTCCAACAAAGGTAGGGTTAGGATTAGTTGTAGCGTCCCCACAGTCTCTATCCGTCCATGATTGTTTAGCAAATGTAAATGTACCATTATTGTTGTTTATTAATGCGTGTGGCATATAAGCGTCATTAACACCTAGCGAAGTAGATGGAGCTATACACTCTTCCCATACTCCATTACCTACATAGTTAACATAATAATCTGATGATGTATCACCAGCGTCACCTGTTACTTTAATCTTGTCACCATTTTTTGCATAGAAAGGCAGTTTAGTAAAATCTTGTATCTCATCTTTTATAGCATAAAGCTCACTGTTACCAGCCCCATCATGAGTTTCTACTGTGTAATTAGTGTTGCCATCTACAACTAGACCACGTAAAGATGATTGATGTTCTGTAAATGTGAACTCAGCTGTTACTTCTGAGTATGTTCCTAGCCCTTGAGTAGTACTTAAAGTAGCACCTGTGTCTGCTCTAGTTAATTTAAACTCAATACTAGAAGCACTATTCCAATAACCACTGCTTGTTCCTTTAAGGAAGATATCTATAAGCTTGCCTGTGTCTCTAAAATCTGTGTCATGGTTAGCATCACTACCATCAGGCATTTGTATAATAGCATTGATACCATAAGATAAGTCGGGGTGAGTTAGGTGTATTGCATACTCTCTACCAAAATTACTGACAGTAAACACTACATAAAAATGTTCTACTTTAGCTGCTGAAGTTGTTGAGTCAGCTATAGGTACAATAGATTTGTTAACTACAAAAGTGTAGTCAGCTATATTAACCATTTTAAAATCTTCTTTAGGATTTGTACTGGTTAAGTATGATGTACCGTCAGGAAAGTTAACAGTCTTTGAGTTACCATCTAAATCATAAACTTTAATACCACCATTATAAAATGATGTTATGTATCTATTGCTCTCATCTCTTTGTATAGACCATGTTTTAGCAGTGTTAGGTAATAGGTTAGAAGCATCTAAAGTTGCTACATATTCTAAAGGCGGTCTTTTAGATAAACCATCAACAACACTGTTAGAGCAATTAACTTGGTCTTCACCTTGATTAATTCCACGTTGAGTAGGTGTCTGCTGGCTAATGCCATTTAGAAAATTAGGTATACTTTGTGATACTACAGCCATTAATAAGTCCTTCTTGGGGGTCTATTTATTATTGAATAAGTGTTAGCGTCTCCTTCTAGTATGTTGTTGTCTTCACTTCTAGAATCAGACTGTTTAAAATTGTTATAAGCTTCTTGCTCATCAACTTGAGCTAATTCAGTTAAACCAGCGTCACCAATAAATCTAGCTGCGAATCTTCTAGCAGCTTTTGTAGTGATATAACGTCTTGCATATTCAGGTAGTTGTTCAAATAATTGAACCAATACTACATCTAGGGGAACACTTGCAGTTAATACATCTGTGTGATTATCTAAGTCATATATAAAACCATTACGTATAACTAAGTTACGGTCTCTATTAGCTGAGCCAGCGTCTGCTTGTACACAGTTAGAGGGTAGGGGGAGTTTGTTGTCAGTATCTAAAGAATAAGATACGTTGTATTCGGTGTTGAAATTCCAGCCTTCACTTTGAACAGCAAGGCTTGTCTCATTTAATATATTTATAGCGACAGCTACATCTACATTGTTAGTGCCGCTAATAGAGTTTACAGGTGCTTCTCCAATAGAAGAAAGCATAGTATTAATAGCTTGTAACTCTGTAGTTGGTGTTAGTTGTGTTGCCATATATATTCCATAAAAAGAAAGAGGGCAGCCGAAGCCACCCTCTCGTTAAGTTTAAAAGAGCTTACGCTTCTTTAATACCTACAGCCGCTTCAGGACGTAGCACGCCGTGTCCCATAGCGTATTTAGCTACCATTAGCGTTCCCTGACGTCTTATGTCATATTCCATTTCAGTCGCTAAGTCCATCAATTTGACAGTACCAGCAGCTGATGGATGACATACTAGACATACATAGTTTGCTAAGTTAACCGCTTGTGGTTTAGTTCCACCAGCAGTAGCTGAACCAGCGTCAGGTAATGCTGTTGTAATGTTAGAAGAAACAAAATGTGGAGTTGGGATTAATTCAATTCCAGCAATCTTCATAACTTTACCTTCAGCAATAGAACCTTGACCGCTAAAGTCAACGTTTACAGCGTTAGTAGCGTTTGCTAATTTATAATACTCTTCAGTTCTAATGAAAGCTTTTCTGCCTTCTTTAGGAACGTAGTTATTATCCATTGTTCTAGCCGCATCAAATAATGCGTCTATCATTGCGTTAGCAGCAGTTGCGTCTGTAGCTGATGCAATGTTTGTATCAGTTAACACAGTTCCCGCTCCGTAACCTGAATCAGATACGTTTGCAGAAGCTTGTGCAGCTTGACCAATAGTTTGTAAGATGTGCTTATCTTTTTGGAAAGCTAAAGCTCTACCAATTTCAGTAGAATAAGCTCCTCTTACATCCCAGTGATTTTTCGCTTCCTCAATATTGCTAAGGAAAACTGAGCTAATTAATAAGTCATTAATAGTAATGACCTTTTCGTTGTGGTTTACGTCGTTGCCTGTGATTTCCGCACCAGCTGTATGGTAAGCCGCAGCCACTCTACCCATTACTGGGAAAGTAGCAGATTTACCTGAGCTAATAGAACGGACAGTTTCAGACCCTTGAGTTACTGAAGCTCTTTCAAAAGAAGTTAAAACCTCTCCCGCAAAAACTTTCAGAAACAGAGCGTCTTCAGAACCACCAGCGTTGACTCTACCGACAGATACTGGAGTAGCATTTGCCATAATAAAATCTCCTATGATTTAAAGTTAATTGTTTATAAAAGCCTCTAAGATTCACCCCAAGATTGTCTTCCGCAGAAGGTCAAGTTACTACTACTTGTCGGCAACAGCCACCTAAAAAGGTCGCACTGTTATGTCAACATTTCCATTTACGTAAAGCTAGAGCCTTACGTGTCGGTTTCCCATTTTTTCTCATTGCACCTTTAACACCACTCATTCTTGCACAAAAGCTTTTCTTTCTACCAGCTGCTTTAGAACCTTTCTTAGGTTTACCTGTTACAGGCGGCTTGAGATTAGCCCCAGTTTTACGTTTGTAATAAGCACGTCCAGCGGCATTTAGTCCGCCAGTTTTGCTTTGGTGTCTTTTTAAAGTCATTACTTCTTCTTCTTAGGAAAACCTTTCTTCATATTAGAATAAGATTTTTTAGATATAGTAGAGTTCTTTTTGCTTCTACTAGTACCAGCTTTTTTACGTTTATTTATATTTGCATACAAAGACATAATTACTCCTATAAGTTACTGTTTGCTATTTTGCTCTGTACTTCAGCTTGATACGCTGGGTCTTTCTCATACCTAGCATCTTTCATTGCTTCTGTGACTTGAGCCCAAGACTCAAAACCTTTCTCACCAGTGCCTGTAGCTTTGCCTGATAATAGTTTAGGGTCACTACCTTCATTAGCATCATATCTAGCTTTAAGACCAGTGACTGCTAACTTAGTTGTTTCCATGTTTCCACTATTTACAGCTGAGTTATAAGCTTCTATTTCAGCATCAGTTAAATTCTCTTTAGCCCATCCAGTCATAGCTTCGTAACCTTCGTCACCACCAGCTATTCCTTTGATTTCTCCTGATTGCTTATCTGCAACCGCTTGTTGTCCAGCAATAAACTGGTCTACGTATTCTCTACTAATACCCGCTTTTTCTAAAGCATCATAAGACTCTTGAGCTAATTCACCTTTCTCAGCATACTCAGCATTTAGTGCACCCATGTCTAGACCAGCAGCTTGAGTAGCTTTCTCAGCTATCTCTAAGTTGTTGTCGTCAGCTTTAGGTTCAGATGTAGACTCCTCAGCTTTAGGTTGTCCTAATTTAGATTCCAGTTCCTGATATGATTTAGCCATATCTTCTACTGAATTAAATTTCTCAGGTAAACCTTCAGGTCTCTCTGTTTTTAATACAGGTTCAGCAGTCTCTGCTGTTGTTTCTTCTGCTTTAATTTCTACTTGTTCTACCATTTGTTTCTTCTCCTTTAATTATTCAGGTTTTGTTAAGTTGTTAGCAACTTGTGGTACAGCACTTTGTGCCATATCCATCATTTGTTGTTGCTGCATTTGTTGCTGTTGAGCTTCTTGTTCTTGAGCTAGTTGCTCTTGACTCTTCATAAGACCCTCAGTGTCTATACCTAAGCTGGTAGCAACACGAGTAAGTAGGTCACTAGTGTTTAATGACTGTACTACTTCAGGACTTATTTGAGCTAGATTACCTATCTCAGCCACAAATTCTCTTAGCTTCTGTAAGTCATTACCACGTCCCAGTGCTTCAACACCAGTGACGATAGTAGGCTTAACAGAGTTCTTAGGAAGTGTTGGTATCTCTTTAGAGTCTGACATACGCTTCATAAGTACTTGTACTAAAGGCAGTTGAAACTCTTGTGATAGTAATGAGTATATACCACCCATAGCCATCTCAAGTTGTTCTGCCATGTATCTAATTTCTTGAGCTGTAACACGTTCTGCATTACGTTGTATTGCGGAGTTTAATAAGAACGCATAAGCTAATCTTTCTTCTAGTCTGCCTATACTTCTTTCTACTATTTGCAAATCATATTGCTTGTCAGATTGCAAAACGCTTACGTCGTCTGATGAACCAGTTATGATATCTCCATTTCTAGTCTGTGCTAAATCTTTCTTACGTGTGACAGCATTAGGTCTAACCATAAAGACTATCTTACTAGCTGCAGCAGATGACTCTACTAATGATTGTGATAACCCTTCTAATGATTTTAAGTCACCTAAAAATTCTTCTACATAACCACGTCCATAGTCTTCACCGTCTACTCTTACCATGCGTAATGCTTGGTATGGCATGTTGTCTATTGGGTATGTGCCTATTGACTCAGGTAATTTAATACCGTTTACTTCTTGACAAACATAGTATTTCTTCTCATCTAGTTTGTATATATGTGTATATAATTCACACTCATCATCAGTTTTATAATCAGGGTCTTTACCTAATTGCATTCTAGTTTCTTCATCTAGAGCCACAGGGCTTACTGATTCTTTAATAATAACTTCTAATAATGTACCCTCTTCATCTCTTCTACATACATACTGTGTAATACCAAAGACTCTCATGTTACCTTTTTTAGGTAGATAAGTTAGGACATTACCACCTACAATAAGGTGCTTGAGTGCTTCAAAGACAGATACTCTTAAAGCTAGTTGTTCAATCTTGTTATGTACTTCACGCTCTATTTTACCTAGAGATTTCTCTACTTCACTTTGTAATTCTTTCTGCTGTTCTAGCTCCTCTTTAGATGCACCACTAAGTGATAGCCTAAAGAATGGGGCATTAGGTGGAAGTAATAGTAATAGAAGTTTAGATGCTAGGTTGTTGACACCTCGTGCACCTACTGATTGGAATGGGGTATATAACTCTGAGCTGGACTCAAAGCCGTCGTCGGGGATTAATGAAGGGATTGTAATTTCAGAACACTCACGGGCTCTATCTAGATAGTGCTGTCTGTTCTCTATTAATTTATTGTATCGTTCTTTGGCTGTAGTGTTGTCGTGCATATTGTATTCCATTAAGAAATATTAAGACCTGAGCCACTTGTAGGAATGTTTAATCCTGACCCAGTTTGTAATGATTTAGTACCACGTCTTTTAACTCGTTTAGCTTTTTCCTCTTCAGACTCTTTATCAATAGAAGTCTTAACTGTAGGAGCTAAGTCATCACCAGCTGGTGAAGCTATTGGAGCTGGAGCTGGAGCTGGTTCAGGTGCTGACACCTTTGGGCTTCCCATACACATATATGTTGTCTCCTATGATTTGTAAATGTTTAATCCAGTATTAGTATTGTCGAAGGTTTTACGGGTGCTTCCGTAAGTTTCTCTCTTATCTTTTTGTATAGCTAAATCTTCATCTCTCATTCTATTCTTATCTTTCTCAGCATTTCTTCTGTCTGCATTACGGATTACCTGTCCAACAGGTGTAGAGTCTTTGTACATTCTTTTAACATTGTCACCTTCGGTGAATAACATTCCACACATATTAGCTCCTGTATATTGATAAGCCAGTGTTTGACTTGTTTAATGGGTTAGTACCGCTCATGGTTGTAGCACTTGAAGAGCTTTTGGTTTTACTCTTTTTACTACGCTTAGTACCACTAGCTGGTGCTCGGTCATCTTCAAGGTCAGCCTGTGATATCTCTAAGTCTTGACTACTGCCAGTTTTACTGACTGCACCCATGTCTTCTAGCATGTCAATGCCACGTCCCATACCACCTCTAGAACCACACATATTACTTATCTCTCTCTACTAATTCGTTTAAGAACCTGACAACATCACGTTGACCAGCTTTGAAATACATATCTTTCACCTCATCAGAGATGTTGGGAGAGGACTCAGGGTATATCTCATTCAATAACTTTACTAATTGCTTAGATGTATTGGGCAGTTTGACCTCTTGGTCTTCGTCTGTTCCTACTATATCATTTATAAACATATATTTATCCTTCTAAAACGGGTACTTTAAGTCCATAGTGTACCAGTAATTGTTCCTTTGTTGTACTCTGTTGCTCTATTCTCAAAGAAGTTAGCGTGTTCTACACCATTTAGTACCCAGTCTAACCACTCTAATGGGTTATCTTTTACTTTGTAATTAGGTTTTAATGATAGTTGTAGCAGCCTACGGTCAGCAATGTATCTAATGTACTGCTTAACTTGCTTAGGTTCTAGCCCACGTATACCGCCTTGCTCAAATGCTAGGTCAATAAACTTATCTTCTAGCTCAACCATATCTCTACATTGTTGGTAGATACTGGCTTTAAATTTTTCTGTCCAAATCTCAGGGTTCTCTTTAATCATTTCCTTGAACAGTTTAATCATGCTTTCTACATGGTGAGTCTCATCTCTAATTGACCATGTTACTATCTGACACATGCCCTTCATACGTCCAAAGCGTTGAAAGTTAAGAAGCATAACAAAGGAAGCGAACAGTTGTAGCCCCTCACCAAATGCTGAGAAACAGGCTATGTCTCTAGCCAGCCCTTCAGTACCTTTACCTTTATCTTTGAATAGGTACTTGTGTTTGTCTGCCATCTCTTTGTATTCTTGGAATGCTTTAAACTCTGACTCAGGTAGACCCAGTGTATCATTGAGCATAGAATAACTATGAGCATGGTTAGCCTCACTGGCAGCAAAGGAAGTTAACATCATCCTTACTTCAGGTGATTTAAACTTAGGCATGTACTTATCAAGGTAAGCCTTAGCTATATCAACATCACCTTGAGTAAAGAATTTAAGTATCTGATTGATAAGATTCTTCTCAGGTTCTGTTAGTCTCTCATTCCAGTCTCTTACATCTTCATGTAGAGATACTTCAGATGGTAGCCAGTGCATCTTTTGCTGCATCTCATAAGATTCAAAAGCCCATGAGTAATCAAATGGTTTGTAGTGTGTACGTTCTTTAAATAAGTTTCTCATTATCCCTCGCATGATAGACATTCCGCTTCGGGAATGATTGTTCTTTCTACTTTCTGTGATACTAGTTCAGCTCGCTTGATAGCTTCAGACCTACAGTAATATAGTGTTTTAAGTTTACGTTGCCAAGCCAACATATGGATGTCGTGGAGTTCCTTGATGTGAACATCAGCTGGAACAAATACATTAACAGATTGTGACTGACAAATAAATGCCTGTCTGTCTGCTGCGTGCTCTATAACCCACTGCTGGTTTATTTCTATAGCTGTCTTAAACACATCTTTCTCATAATCAGTTAACCCTTTAAGTTCTAGCACTGAGCCTCTGTTAGCTAGTATATGTTTCCATGTATCATCATTGTTCATACCCTTAGATTCTAATAGTTCCTCTAGGTGTTTGTTCTTAACTAAGAATGAACCTGACATTGTTTTCTGTACATAAGCGTTAGCCCTAAATGGTTCAATAGATGGTGATGTAGTACCACAGATAATTGAGCTAGAAGCGTTTGGTGCAATAGCTAGTAAGTGTGCATTACGCATACCAGTACCTTCCATGTCAGGTGCTTCACCCTTCTTAATAGCCAGTCGCTTTGATTCCGCAATAGCTTGTTGTTTAATATGCTTAAACATCTGTAAGTTTTTAGACTTAGCTAGTGCAGATTCAAACGGTATACTGTTCGCTTGTAAGTAAGAGTGAAACCCCATAGCACCCAACCCAAGACTACGTTCATTGACAGCGGAAAACTTAGCCCTGTATAAAGTGTCGGGTGCGTTGTCGATAAAATGTTGTAACACGTTATCTAAGAAATGTATCAAGTCAGGTATAAACATACTGTCCTTTTTCCATTCATCATACTTCTCAAGGTTAACACTGGACAGACAACACACTGCTGTGCGGTGCTCATCTGTTGGTAATGTTATCTCTGAGCATAGGTTAGAGTGATGTACTTTTAAACCTAAATCTTTTTGTGGTTGTGGCAGACCTTCATTAACTGTATCACCAAACATTATGTATGGCTCACCAGTAGCTACTCTATTCTCTAATATCTTCTGCCATAATTCTCTAGCTGATACTACACGTACTATCTTATTAGTGTGTGGGTCTATTAAGTTCCAGCTGTCATCAAACGTTGGCTCTTTAATACAGTTAGATATTAATTCCATAAAGTCATTAGATAGATTAACTGCATGATGTAAGTTCAGACATTTACGGTGAACATCTCCACCACTAGGTTTACGCATGTCTAGAAACTCTAGTATCTCAGGATGGCTTACGTCCATGTAAGCGGCATAGCTGCCCCTTCTAGTCTTTCCTTGAGAGAAGGCTAACATCTCTGAGTCTACTACATGTAAGAATGGTATAGAGCCTGAGCTTTGTGACCCATGACTGGTAGCTGTACCATCAGACCTGACTGCTCCCCAGTACCCACCAATACCACCACCAACAGATGCAAGCCAAGCATTTTCTGAATAGTGCCCAGTCAAACCTTCACGGCTATCAGGCACATAGTTCAAGAAACAGGATATAGGCATACCCCTGTCAGTACCACCATTGGTAAGTATGGGTGTAGCAAACATGAACCAAAGCTTTGATGAATAATTATATATCCGTTCCGCCATGTCATCATTGTCCGAGAAAGCTTTAGCTGCTCTCATAAATGCTTCTTGTGGGGAAGTCTCTTCAGGTAATAAGTACCTATCATGTAAGGTAGTCTTACCGAATGATGTTAACAATTCATCTCTGCTCAGGTCTATCATGTTGTCTCCTTATGAAATTATTTGTAGCGGGTCAATGTCCTCTAGTTTTTTTCTATCTTTTTGTTCTCTCAATAATATGTTGATATACTCTACTGCTTTATTTAAGTCTTCAATTTTTCCAGCAGTCGTCTTATGCTTGTAACGCCAGCGACATAAGTATTTGATAGCGTTAGCCTCACAATATGGTATTTGATTCTCAACAATAAAAGACACTGGCTGTATCTTATACCTCGAATAATGTTTTGGATTTTGTACTTTATCATTCTTCACCTTTTTATTTGCCATAGTTTTACTTCTCCTTTCTTTTTGTTATAGTCTTCTGCTCTGAGTATCTTAGCTACACGGGCTTGCTGTAATGCTTCCTTCTCTGTGTATCCTTTCTTTTCATAAGCTTCAACTACTTTGTCCCACAAAGTCCTCAGTGGGACAGTCTTGTTATCACCTAGTATTTTTTCAGCAGTCTTAATACCTACACTAGGTAAACCTGTGTAACCATCAACTGGGTCACCCATTAATACTTGCATCATAAACCAGTAGTCAGCTTGAGGCTTTGTAATCCTATTGATTGTGTCACCATCAAGACATATCAATGCTGGTATCTGTTTAAAGTCTTTATCTATAGATACTATAATGGGGTCTTTATCATAATAAGGGTCAATGGTAGTTGCTAGTATACCTAGAACATCATCAGCTTCTAGTCCATCCCACATAATACCTTTATGATTATCCATGATGTGTTGTCTTAACACGGGTAGTATCATAGGTTTACGTACACCCTTACGGTTAGCTTTATAACTAGGCATCACATCTTTTCTAAAGTTATTAGGGGATGTCAATGCTATCTTATAAGGCTTACACAACAAGTCTCTCTGTAGTTTTTTAATAGCTTCATCAACCGCTGCTATTGCCTTGTCTTCATACGCATGTAGTGTCCAAAGGTTTTCGTCCCACTTGATAGCTTGCTCTTCTTGTAGTGCTGTCTTATAAATAATAATATCACCATCTATAAGTAACTCTCTTTTCTTATTATAGTTCTTCATGTTTTCTTTCATTAGTGTGTCTCACTCCAGTTGTTACCAATTTTATATTCACCAGTAAGTGGAATACGTAGGTCTAATTCTGAACCCACATTCTCAATAGCTTCAACAGCTTTATCACCAATGATGTTAGCCCACTCTGCATTTACTTGTACTTGTATCTCATCATGTACCCACACTACTTGGTTAACATCAGCATAAGGTTTGATTAGTCTATCAAATTCAACTAACCATTTCTTACATACAATAGCACCCGCTGATTGTAGTAGTGTATTCAATGCACTATGTGGTGACCTGACTTTTATCTGTCTACCATCTAAACCTTTAAGGTGTCCTTTAGCAGCAGCAGATTGTACTTGCTCTATGAGTTTGTTAAGAGCGGGTAAGTTATTTAAGAATCTCTTTTTAACTTGACCAGCTTCTTTAACAGTCTTGCCTGTTACTTCAGCTATCTTCTTAACACCACCACCATATAGAAAACAATAATAAAAACGTTTAGCTAAGTCTCTTGAATCAAGACCCGCTAATGTTTGTGTCTCTGTGTGGATGTCACCATCAAGTACTACCTTAGTGTATTCACCATTGTCAAACTTAGCCATGTAGTGTGCGAGCATCCTGACTTCTAGTCCTGATACATCTATACCTACAAGCTTCTTACCTGTCGGCACTGTGAATAACTCTCTACATTCCTTACCATAAGGGGCATGTACGCTGGGCACTTGAGCTAAGTTAGGGTAGGCATGGCTTGCTCTAGCTGTGACGGTTGAGTTGGTGTTACATGTACCGTGAAGTTTACCGTTAGTCTCTAGTTTAAGCCACGCCTGATTACCAGTAGCAAGTTGTGCAATTCGTTTATCTAAAAGGAAATGCTCGGCTAATAGTTTAGCAGCTGGGTAATCCAACTTGCTTAATACTACATCATCTACCTTTGGTTTACCATCAGGTGTAAACTCTTTTGGATTCCAACCATAGACATCTATAAATCTTTCAGCAACATGTTGTCTACTTGATGGATTAAAAGTTACAGTCTCTTTCTTAATGAAGGGCTCACCTTTAACATACCCTCTAGTCTTGTTATTTACTTTAGGTATGAATGTTGTCTCTTTAATTATAGGCGGGAATAATTCTTGTAGCTCATCTTCTATTTCAAAACGTCGAGCATTTAGTGTAGAGAATAATCTAGTAGCTTTATCATTATCAAATGTAAAGCCATGTTGTTCTTGTCTGAATACAATGTCAGCAACTTGATGTTCTAAATCCATAGCAGACTGTGCATAGCCCTTCTTTTCTATAGCTTTGTATAGTCCTGAGTTAACTATCACGTCTTGCTTACAGTACTCTAACATCTCCGCTGTAAACTCTGACCAATCAGTTTCTATATGTGCTTTGTATTTACCAATGCGGTGTCCCCATGCTTCAAGGCTGTGTCTCCCTATAAGTTTAGTCGGGAAGTCTTGACGTTTAAAGTCTGCATCTCTAATGTCAGGGAATAATAATCTAGTAGCAATGATAGTATCAAATACTTTACCTCTAGGTTTAAAGTCATAAATCTTTTTTAATACAGGAATATCAAACTTGATAATGTTATGCCCCACTATTAAGTCAGCCTTAGTCAGCTTCTTAATTGCAGCTTCATTATCTAGATGTAATAACTCTCCTTTATCTAAGTCATACATCACAATACAATGTACTTTGGTAGCGTCTGTCAGTAGACCATTGGTCTCGATATCAAATATGTATCTCTTCATTACTTCTCCATTTTAATTTTACGTTTATTTTTTAAATAGTTTTCCCATGTATCTTTAATGCGGCATTCATGTGTTTCTAAATCTACATATACAATTCTTACACCTAACTCTTTACCTTTGGCACTAGTTATACGTGAAGTCTCCCAGCCATTCTTTCGGTAGTAAGCTACCTTAAAGTCTACTAAAATTTTTTCTCCAGTTTCTTGATGTATTCCCACAGCATCTATACAACCATGCGGGGCAACGTTTCTGAATACCCAGTAGCCCTTCTTGATTAACCACGCACAACCAATAAGCTCACCATAGTGTCCCTTATCATTTTTATTCATAGTTTTATTTTAATAATTTTTTGTATGACACAAGTAGGAATGATTGTTGAGTTGCCTACTTCATTTACTTTACCATCTGAATCTACATTGAAGTCACTGACTAAACGTGTAACCTTCTTATCTTTCTTAATGAGCCATCCACTGGATATGCAGATAGGTAAGTCATCACAGTTGACATCCTCTATACTACGCCACCCAGCGTCTGACTCTATGTCTACCCAGTAGACCATGACAAACTCGTGTTTGAATAAGTCTAACTTAGGTAAATACTTTGTTTTCATTAGTGTATCTTATGCCTCACCACTTCTATTTGATAGGCACGGTCATCACCTTCTTCAATAAGTTTATCAAGGGCAAGGTTTAGTAAGCTTTCACCATCATCAGTTGCTATCGGAATCTGTACTATCTTATTAGTAGATGCAGTTTCAGTTAGTGCTGATATTAGTATTGCTGACCAGTTTATTTCTTTTACTTTAAAAGTCATTGTTGACATCATCCTGTGTCTCCTGTAAACATCCTGTTTCTAAGTCATAGTGTAAGGTACAAGCTTTGCCTGTCTCTCCACTAAACCTGTTCTTAAGTACGTTGACCTGAGCTAAGTTACCTTCTGACTGTAAGTCTCTTGACATACTTATTATCATATCAGATAACTGCCCGATTGACGCACTACCTCTTAAACTATTCATTGATACTGCTACACCGTCCTCATACCCTTTGTTTCCTTCAGGTCTCTTCAGGTGTGATACAAGTATTAAGCCTATACCTGTCTCTTCTACTAGAGTCCTAAGCTTTGATACTGTATAATCAATAAGTTTACGTTCATCATTTGTAGTCTCATCACCTATAGATGACAATGCCATGTGTAGGTGGTCTAAGATTACAAAGTCTACATCACATCCTTTAGCTAAGTATCTTATCTTAGCCAATAGATTATCACTGGCTGTTGAGCCGAAGTGATTATATAAATAAAAGTTCCCATTGCCTACGGTAGAGTCAAAGACTTTTTTTAATTCAGAATCTTTGACTCCTTCCCTTGTTAAATGTAACGGCTTTCTCATCTCAATACCCATTATGCCAAGAACACTACGCTTGACATTTTCTTCGAGAGCTAGGTAACCTACTGAAAATTTTTCTCTCAGTAAGTGAAGAGCCAAGTGGCGGCAGAAAGAGGATTTACCAACGCCACTACCAGCTGTTATTGTAACAAGTTCTCCTTTACGTAGACCATGTGTTTTTTTATTCAGACAAGAGAACGGATACTGAACGGTGACATAACTGTCTTCCTTCTGTATGTCGTTCCACAAGTCTGCACCTAATACAATGCCGTCAGGTCTATAAGCTTTCGCTGACCATATGCAATCTGTTAACTCTTTAACTTTTCCAGCCACCAGCATTTCGTTAGCGTCCTTCATAGGTAGAGTACAGACTTTGGCTTTGTTAGGTGAAAAGATTTTAGCACATTCCAACGCAGCTTTTTTACCAGCTTCGTCTTGGTCGAACATAAGTACAACAGTCTCGAATGATTCAAGCCACTCTAACTCTTTAAGTAAATCTTTCTTAGCCCCCTGAGCCCCAGTCTTAACTGATACTACAGGAAACTTATTGCCATTTACTTTAGAGACAGAGAGACAATCAATCTCACCCTCAGTAACAATAACCATTTTACCTTTGTCACGCCATAAGTGTTGACCAAAGAGCGTCCCGTCTTTAGCTTCACCTATCCACTGAAATGATTTATCAGGGTAGCGTAGCTTCTGTGCAACCAGTACTCTATCTCTATCGTAGTAGTTAGCAATCTGAACAGGTCTCTTATTCGACTCACCAATTTCATAATTAAATTTCTGTAGTGTGTCGTGGTCAAGCTTACGTTTGTTTAAAGGGGTAACAGTTCCGTGTACAAAATTGTAATCGGTTGTTGTTGTTGCGGGTGCTGTCATTTGTTCTCCATTTTTATGATAACCACATCCAAAACAATACTCATGTCCGTCTGTGTAGACACCGAGATTATCTTTAGAACCACATGCGGGGCATGGGGCGTGGTGTAGGAATGTGCTGTCGTCTTCTTTCATTTTTAATCCTCACTATAAGGGGCACTTTACTAATCGTAAGGTAACTCTTTAGTTCTTTCTAAGGCTCTAGCTATCTGATAAGAAACCTCACCAGCTGCTGACCTAAAAGATTTTTCACAAAGTTTATCTATCATAGCTTTAACTTCTTTAGGTACTACTATCTGTGTATATTTCGCTTTACGTTTTTCATACGCCGCTTTCTGTTTATCGTCCATAACCTTTACTCCTATTATGTATGTCCATTAATTCATTAACACAAAAGTATGGACACTTTGTTTTATTATTTATATCTCTATGTCCTATCAGCTGTGCTGTAGGATACAGTTGCCTTAATTCATCTATCACTATTCTTAATGATATGTATTGTTGGAAGGTATAATTACAGTCAGGCTGACCATCTTCTCCCTGTCCACCTATCATACATATGCTTACTGAATTAGCGTTAGTACATTCACCAGTGCCGTCATCAACGTGACCACCAGCAAGTCCAATGTCTCTTCCATTTTCTACGTAACCACTCCTAGTTATAATCTTATGAAAACCACAAGAGAACCAACCGTCTTTACGGTGCTGTGCATCTAGTTCCTTACGTCCAATATTATCACAGGGTGGTGTCTCGGAAGAACAGACGACTATGAAGTCCGTTTCTTTTCTTTCGTTTCGCATAACCACTCCTTTGGTATATGTTTATCAGCGTACTTAAATCCATATTTAGTACACCACATTCCATATGTTGTTTTACTTCTCTTACTTATCTTTGATGCTGACCTACTGAATACGAATCTAATATCTAAATCAGGATACTGTTCCTTAATTAGTTTCATCTTCTGTCTGTCTGCTGTAGTAAATAATCCTTTAGTCTCTACAAAAATGTCAGCGGCTGGCAGATAGAAGTCAGGTGTATAGGTATGTAGTTTCTCAGGTTTAGTATATTTTAATTTAGTTTCTTCAAACTCATACTGTACTTTCTGACTCCTTAACTCTGCCGCAACAGACTCTTCAAGTCCCGACCTAAAGCCGTGTATCAATCCAACTTTTCTAGAAGTCAGAGGTTTCCGTTTCAGTCGTGCTCTCCATGTCATTTGTTTTTGTAGTCTCCTGATGAACGTATCCATCTGTTTCATCAAAGCCAAAGCCTTTAGCGTTGCCGCCACCGCCTTCTACTAGCTTAGTTATTTGCACGGCTCTCAATCTCATTGAGACTCCCGCTCCTACCATAGATGTGAAGTAAGGTACAAGTTCAGCTGAGACTTTCATCTCACTGCCCGACCATACGCTCACATCTTTACCAATAGGTGTACCACTAGCATCAAACATTGCTACACGGTTAGGAATTATTGTCCCGTCCTTAGTAACTATCTGTGCTTTACATTTGAATTTAAAGATAGTGTTGCCTGTTGCATCACCCTCGTCATTCACCTCTTCAAAGTAAGGTGCATCCGCAGTCTTAACTTTCTTGCCTTTAGATTTTTCTTGGGCTTCTTTAGTACTGAGTGCTAACGCTTTGTCAATGCTCTGCATTAACTCAGCTGCATCTTCAGTCTTAAGAATTAAGTTAGTCTTGTAATGACCCGTCTCATCAAAGCGTGTGTCAGGTGTAGATAACCAAGCGTACTGGCTTGTACCTACAGGTGTCACAATCTTTTCATAGTTTTGTGCCATGTTTATTCTCCATTTTCTGTTGTTGTATCTATAAAGGGTACTTTAGTTATGCAAAGAAGTAATCACATTCTCTGAGCAACTGCACATCCAAGTCACCCTTCTCTAATTCTTCAGGTAACTTATCGTGTAGGTCTACAGGTAACTGTGACTTCACATCTTCTTTGAACTCTTTAAGTACGTCTGTCTCTGTGAATGTCTGAATGAAAGCCTCTTTGAGACTAGCACTTAGCATCTCCACATCTCCCGCTGTTGTACCAAAGCTATCATGAACGTTGCAAAAGTTCTTTACACCATTCTTATTAGCGATGTTAACAGTCCGTATCATAGCCGCTGAATCCAGTGAGTGCACAAAGTTAGGTGCAACACCATTGGACATCCTTAGCTTATCAGTCTTGTCTGTCTCTTCTTTGATTCTAGGTTTTATAACTTCACCCATTAGCATAGCTTTGACTCTCTTAGACTTCATCTCAGGATACGACTGATACACAGGGAATCCAACGGGTGTCACCCAGTGAATAGGTAGTTGCTCTTTAGCTACCACCTTAGCAATAGACTGCAAGTAAGCCATACCTTTACGGGCTGACTTCAAGTTGTCTCCTATGCTCTCCCAAATAATACCCGCAAGATAGATAGAGGGTTTGAACATGTCCTCAAAGGGATGTATCTCTCCTTTATCTTTTCTTTTGGTCAAGTCTTCTACTACAAAGTCAGTGCATGAGTACCTTGTTGAGCCATAACATATTGTCATAATGCTACGCTTAGTAGTACTCCTCTTAACTCCATAGTCTAACCACAGCTGAGCAAACTCTTTGCCCTGTGCCGCCTCATCTTTTAAACGCTCAGTCACAGCGTCAGCTACTAACTGATAGATATCCTGTGGTTTATCACTCGGCACTACATTGACTAGCTTACCCGCTTCTTTATCTTTTAACATAAGCGAATATAATTGTAGCCCATTACATGACCCGTCTATTGCAACTGGTAGATAAGATATAAAACCATAGCCCTCATTCTGAAAGCGTATCCACTCATCACACCATGCAAGAAACTGGAACGGTGAGTCAGCGTCTTCCCACTCTCTGTTTGAGATAGGGTCTTCAGCTACTCGTCTTATCCATGCCATGTTGTCCTCATCCATAGACCATTGAGCTCGCTCTTCAAGTGTAACTTTATCATTGCCCCACACGTTTGCCCCGTGCACAGCTAACCAAAAGCCACCGCTATTATCTTCCGTTATCTCTTTACCATGAGAGAATGACAACAGAGCCTTAGCCCCACTGATACCCTGATAGTTTAGAAATGCGGGAACACAATAGGCTCTGCCCCTAAAGTCTAATTGTAATGGGAAGTATATATTGGTGTAGTCTTTAAACTTATCAGCTTCCCAAAGTATCTTGGCGTATAGTAATCGCTTACTAAACATCCTAGAGTTTTCTGTATGGCAGATAACAGCTTGTTTCTTCCACTCCTTACGTGACACAGGGTTAGTGTCTATGTCATGTGGCTTGTTAGGTATAGGCATATCCTTTGTTGGTGGCATACCACCCATAGCTTCCCCATTGTCCCAAGCGTGCTTCATCACATCTAGTACAAAAGTATTTATCTTAAAGCCAGTAGACTGCATAACATTGACAGCGTTGTATACTTCAGGCATGTCAAAGTTCTCTAGCTCACGCTTAAAGATTTTATTTTTCTGTTTAACTAGGTCTAACTCAGGTAGCTCCTTAGTCCAGTATCCACCACCCGTGACTGAAGTCCACTGTTTAGGTGGCATCACTGTAGGTAGATACTCAGGATTCAACAGCTCATTAAAACTATTACGATTGGTTATCCACTCTCTAGTCTTGGCTGTCTGTTTGATAATCTTAGTACGCTTACGGTTAATAACCTCAACGCCCATTTCAATCATACCTGTCGCTTCTATCATGAGCTCAACCAAACGTATTCCAAGCTGTAGCTTGGTGTTGGTGTCCCACTCTTCCCACTCAGCCACATCATCTCTCTTAGCTGACTCTCTTAGTTTCCTACGCTTATAAGAATAATTCCATGAGCGTTTATCAAGGTCAGTCTTGACTGCCTCATACAACTCAGGGTTTAAGTTCTTAAAGTTTTGTAAAGCTATCTCAGTCTCAATCTTACCGCCCAATGATATAGCCGTAGCTGTCAATGGTTTATGCTGAGTGATTGTATTGATGATATGCTTAGCTGTAATCAAGGCTGATATCTCAGGCTCTACATGTCTTAACTTTGTGAAAGCTTTTTGTGGCTGACCTATTGATTCAGCATTGCTCTCCAAGTATGTCTGTATACACTGAGCTAACGGTCTGATAGTTTGTGAGACCATGACTTTACCATAGCTCGTCACTGACTCCTCTTCACGTTGGACATGTGAGTGCCTACGCTTATTGACTCGCTGTTTCCCCAGTCGAATCATCTCTTCTTCATGTTCTACTTCATCAACGTACTCATTGATGTTCTTAAATATCTCTGTCATATAGAATAAACTCCTTAAGTTATTGTGTTTATAATTGGTGAGCAGTTTTATGTCTTGCTCAGGACACCAGAGGAAAATACCTTGTGGTATCTATAAAGGGTACTTTAAAACTCCTTGCCGTAGTCCTCAGTCCCCGTGACTAGTCTAATAGGCTTCTTGTGTTCTTCCTCACTAGGATGTAAGCCACCCTTGATAAACTCTTCATACCTAGCACGTCTGACTGTATCATGCTGTCCAAAGTCAGCCCAGTCTAGCGTCTTTAAGTATTGTTGATAGTGTCTCTCCTTTACTGGATGAAACTGTCCCGCTTGTTCTAATGTTAGTTCACACATATTTTATTCTCCTAAGAATGTTGGTTTGTTACTGTATTTGTAAGTCAGTATGTCTGCCTTACCGTGTTTGTAGTAGTTACGATATGCAACCACTGCGTCTTCATGTTTGTACTCATCAGGCATAGCTTGAGCAAACGGTGTTAACCCAATGCCGTCTAGCCTGTAAGTACCGTCAGTCAGTCTAAGGTTATCTATCACGTCCCATGACTTGTGGTTAACCTCATGATTGAAGCGTCTCTTATACTCAAAGTTAAGAGCCGAAGCTAGTTGTCTAGCCCATATCCAATTAGACCATGACTTACCTATCCACAACGTGGACGGATGTTTAGGATGAGTTGACTTGTACGGCACATCAGGTACACCTAGCTCATTAGCTACCGTGCACATCATCTGTGCCGTCTCAAGTATCATCTTAGGTACATGCTTATCACAATGATACATAGCACATACCGTAGGGTTTCTATCTAATACAAAGATGTTCATTTATTTATCCTCTCTTGTGTGTATATTAATTGTCAACAAAGTACTACATACTGTTCAGGACAAAGCCTGTACAGAATCTTAAAGTACCCTTTATAGTGATAACCCCCGTCTACCTAGCTATATAGCTGTACAAGGGCTATCACTCCTCATAACTATCCTACTTAACTACTTATCTATGTTAGCTAAGTGCCAATGGTCACGAATAAACCTGTTGCGTCTACTTGGACACTCTCCCATGAGTATCTTTTGTTGTAGCTCACCACAGGTCATCTGTGAGTATGGCTTAGTCATCTTTTTTACCCTAGCGTCCCACTGTCTACTTCTGACTATATATTTCTTCGTCTTGGTATGAGTGTAATGAAGTAGCACGTCCTGTCTAATCAGGTTATTAACCTGTCTATTCAGCTGGCTACTCTTACGCTTTGGATAAGCTATCCGTAAGTACTCTAAGAATCTCCGTTTCTTTAACAGGCAGTCCTTAGTACCTACGCCGTCCTCTAACATGACCTTGAGTATCAAGTCTTGGACATTCTCAGGTGTCTCAGGCTCATCCTCAAAGTATGATAAGAGATACTTATGTCGTCTCTTATAATCACTTTTATTTTCCATATAGTTTCCTCTCTGTTGTTGTTTGTACTAGACGCCTCACGGCGTTTCGGATACTCAATCCTCGTCAGTAGTACTATCTTTTTTAACTAAATGATACTTCGCATAGTGACGTTCTAATTCAGTTATAGCGTCCCATACAGCACTAATGCTGTCAGCTATTTCTTGCCCGTCTTCATCATCAAAAAAAGTGTCAGGAATTGAGTTATCTAAGTTACTCATAGTATTCCTAAGTTTACCCCACGCTGTTTTGTTTTCTTTTATCATTTTTATTTTCCTCTCTGTGTTGTTGTTAATTATCTTCTCTATCTTTAAGAATAGCTTTACATAAAGCTTCTACGTGACTAGCTCGTAAGTCTAAGTCAATTCCATAATCACTTATTGCACTTATAAAGTCACTTGTTGTCCACTCATCTAGTACCATATTTTCTATAGCGTCTAGCTTTTCTTTTTCTGTTGTGTTTATATTAATTTTCATCATTTTCCTCCTCATCTTTAACCTCATCATAAAAACCTTGTTCTGATAATGTTGCCTCAATCATTCTAGGCGACATACCCCCCTTTGCTAACTCTTCCCATGTGTCGCCATTATATAATGCTGTTTGTCCTTTAATTAATATATCTCTACTCATCTTTAATGTACCTCTCTTTGTTATTGGTTAAGACTATCAAGCTACTACTTATGCCCACGCCATTGCAATTTATGACGCTTCCGTTTCGCTTGATAGTTTCGGATATAGAATCCTCGTCAGTTAACCTTATCTCTTCAGCCATTCCATGAACGGTATTACCATTAGCATACCCGCTAGACAGCCTAGCATCACGAATAACGCCCATTGTACCTGTCCCGTGACTAGGAAACCCACGCCGTCGCTGAACGTGTTCCCTAGCCCACCTGATATGGATGCTAGAACTACAGGTGTCTGCAACGACTTTGAAAAGTATTTATCTAGCCATGTTTCAACGCTTGCTAATGTGTAGTAAATGCCCACGATTAGCAAGAAGTTATCCACATAACCCATAATGAATATTACTAGGTTATTATCCATACAGGAACTCACTAGATAGTGACGTGTCACTTCTAAAGTGTTTATTATAGATACAATCTACTTCTTGCTGATTGACTTCTGAAGCGTTAGCCCTTCCGCCTATCCTAGCATTCAAAAAGCGTGTTATTTGCTTGCTGGTTGTTGAGCTATACTTTTGGCTAGTATAATGCCATAACCCGTCTATTGAGTATGCGACAGGCGTTGCATAGCTGACTAGTACTTCAATATTCTCAATAGGATTATCAAATAATCTAAGATTAGATATACTAGTACGTTTTCCTTCATGTGTTATATACATATTTTTCCTCTGTTGTTAGTGTTAACCGTTTCGACTTAATTAGTCTCATCAGAGCGGACAGAATCCGCTGACGGTTGACGCCCTAACCTAATAGGTTAAGACGCCTTTTTCTATATCTCTCATAATCATATGGAATTGAAGTCTAGTTATCTTCTTGGCTTTGAGTTCATCCTTAGCCATTTGGATATTAACCTCAATCTTGTAGTCATAGTCTTGAGTCTCTTTTATAATACGTTTTAAGTTCATTTTATTTATCCTCTAATTTACTTAGTGTTTCTATCGCTTCATCATAAGTGTGTTCTATCTCACTATTGCCATTCTTTATATCTTCCCATGTACCAATATTAAACCAATTA